TGTAGCTGGTGCAGCAGCAGTTTTAGCAGCGAAGACAGGCTTGGTGATGTTGATTGCGTTGGACATGGTAGTACTCCAGAAGGTTGAATAACAAGGGATGATTCCCAAAAGCGACGCAGGAGCTTCTTCTCCACAGGCTACAGCCAGTTGAGAATAGCTTTAATGACACGAGTAAATCGTGTACGTTCCCAATTGATTGGGAGTTTGTAATGTTGACGTAGCAGCATTGGAGTTCCTATTAAGTTGGAGTGATAGTTGAAGACAGGTCTACTATTAATAGACCTATCTTTAGTTTAACTATCGAGGATAGAAACCCCGTAGGGTTTCACTGATTACTCAGTATCTTCGTCAAGGAGAGCGAAGAAGTGGTCAAAGGAAGCTGCAAATGATGCAGACTTAGCCTTTTGTTTAGTAACTTGCTCTGCAGCAGTAGCTAATTGCAGTGCTATTTCAGCCCTGCAGTTTTGCTTGAATGCTTTTGCTTCAAGTTTATATTGATATGCTTGTTCATTGCTTTGTTTGTTAACAAATGCAGTGAGCATATCTGCGCCAACACCAATAGCACCGATGGATGCAGTGATAGTGTTAGCAGTAGTTGCAACGGTTGTAAGGATAGAACCGAATGCGAGTTTAGTAGATGCCATGATAGCTCCAGTAGTTGAGGCGATGTGCCTTAAGCGACGCAGGAGCGAGTGTATGGTGTACACAGTGTATGTACCGGGGGGGTACTTTATGTGTACGGGGGGTAGGTGTACCCAAATACTACAACCAAACATACATATTAAAAAATCTAAAACTTTCTAGATATAACTTTGTCTAAAAAATATTAGACTAGATGTTTCTTATATTGTGATCCTCGATTACATCTTGGAAGTAGATGCGTAGAGGACAACCAGTAACAGGTGCTCTTTCTAAAGCAGTAGCTAGAACAGAATAGTCCAGACGTTCTGTTACTTCTGGTTCACCTTTAAGTACCTTGAGTAAGAGCTTATCTGCTTGCTTGATGTGCAATTGACAGATGGTACGGGCGCGACCATAAAGTTCAATGATGAGTACATGGCACTCAGATAGAAGATTGATGGTGTGAGAAGTAAGGGCGACTGTGCCAAGTACAGTGCCTGCTTCGCTGTAAACAGAAAGGGTGTTTGCCATGTGATTAACTCCGTTGTGAATAAAGCTGCATTCTGTAAAGAATGGTAGGGCGCTTATTGATAATTCGCAAGTAGGGAGTTATGGACAAAAAAATAGGGAGAGCAGTGGTTGCTCTCCCTATTCTGCCAAATCATTCTCGTGGAGTAGAGAACTTTGACTGCAGCGGTTTACATGGCCATCCCCACTCACTGCTAACGGGTTTTGATTCATTGTAGGGGGAAGTCCCCTGTGTTCTTGGTTCCGGTTACGCAGTAACCGTTGAACAATAGGAGTCCCCATCTCTATCTCTTATTACTAAGGGAGATTTAAAAAGGAAGCATCAGACTGAAAGGTAGGTTAAAGTATAAGCCTATTTCAACCAAAGCATAGGAAATCTTTCATGACATCCTCAAACCAAAACAACGACTCATGGGTGCACCGCGTTCTTGATGAACGGGCAGAGCTTGAGAAAAAGGTAGATGCCCTCCGTTTGTTCCTTGGTTCCAGCAAAGCAAGTGCTTTGCCTGACAGGTCACAAGCTGATTTGAGAGAACAGCTTTATCACATGGAAGGCTACGCTTGGGTCTTACAGCGTAGACTCCGTACCGCCAGCGCGCAAACATAAATCTAAGGAACCAAAGCCATGACGACATTTACCGTTGAACTTCTGCAGAAGACTTTACCTTCCAATCTGCGAACTTCAGCCACACAAGGTTTGGTGGACATGCTCAACACTGTGAGCAGCAACCAACAAGAAGCTGAACTGATCCGTGAAAACTTTCTGGGTTACACGGCTGTACTATCTGAAGGGAAGTACAAGACAGAGGATTATTTGAATGCTGTGAAGTACGTGAGCTTCAAACTGATGAAGTGCAGCAACGAAGAAGCCTATGTGAAGACGTTCCCCCAACGCTATCAGCGTATGGTGAAAGAAGGGGTGAAGCCCAAGGACATTGGCTCGTATGTGTATGCGTACAGTAAAAACAAATTGGTCAACCGAATCATGGAACAGACGATGGTTCCAAGTTGGGTGCTGAACCAAGACATTTTTCAGGAGGCAATCAACACTCAGGCCAGTCTGATGCGTGACCCGGACGTAAGCCCCAAGGTGCGAAGTGATGCAGCCAACAGTTTACTGACCCACTTGGCCAAACCAAAAGAGGCAGGGCCACTGATCAATCTGGACATGCGTGACACGTCAGGCATGAAAGAAATGAAAGAGTTACTGGTCCGTATGGCACAACAACAGCAGGGGTTGATCAAAGAAGGTGTGACAGCCAGAGACATTGCAGCAGCCGTGATCATTGATGTGGAGGTCAAGGATGGCTCTAATTAAACAAGAGATTGATGCTTGGCTGGACAGTGTGGACTACACCATACTGAACAGTCCTGATTACATGCCAACTGAGTTTGCATTGATCTTCATGAATTGGATCAAGTTGGTCAACGGTGGAACAGGGGAGTCACACAAGACTCCACCTGTACATCTGGCCATGCTGGACAAAGTTGCACAAGGGGTGAGTGATTACATTGCAAACCTTTGCTTCCGTGGTGCAGCAAAGACAACTCTGTTCATGGAGTATCTAACACTGTTCGTGGCTCAGTTTGGTTACTTGCCTAACTTCGGAAGAGTTGAGGGAATGATCTACGTGTCAGACTCAATGGATAACGGTGTGAAGTCTGCACGAAAGAACATTGAGTTCAGGTACAACAACAGTGAGTTCCTACAGTACTGGGTTCCAGATGCCAAGTTCACAGACAACTATCTAGAGTTCAAGAACAGAGATGGCATGATGTTGGGCGTCAAAATGTTTGGTGCCAAGACTGGTCTACGGGGAACCAAGATTTTTGGTAAGCGTCCTGTGCTGTGTGTGCTGGATGACTTGGTGAGTGATGATGATTCCAAATCCAAGGTGGCAATGGAGTCGATCAAGGATACAGTTTACAAGGGGGTGAACCATGCACTTGACCCAACCAGACGCAAAGTGATCTTCAATGGTACACCCTTCAACAAGGATGACATCTTGATTGAAGCTGTGGAATCTGGTGCTTGGGATGTAAACGTGTGGCCTGTGTGTGAACGGTTTCCTTGCACAAAGGAAGAGTTCGTGGGAGCATGGGAAGATCGGTTCACGTTTGAATACGTGGCCAACCAGTATGACATGGCTGTGAAGACGGGCAAAGAAGCTGGCTTCTTCCAAGAGTTAATGCTTCGGATTTCATCTGAAGAAGAACGTCTGGTACAGGAAGGGGAGATTCGCTGGTATGAACGTGCCAAGCTGTTGGCTAAGAAAGCCACATTCAATTTTTACATCACCACTGACTTTGCTACATCAGCCAAACAAACGGCTGACTTCTCAGTGATCAGTGTCTGGGCCTATAACTCCAATGGGGATTGGTTCTGGGTTGATGGTGTGTGTGAACGTCAAACGATGGACAAGACCCTTGCTGATTTGTTTCGCTTGGTTCAGATTTACAAACCTCAGTCTGTAGGCATTGAAACCTCTGGCCAACAGGGTGCATTCATTAAGTGGATACAGGCAGAGATGCTATCCAAGAACACTTACTTCAACTTAGCTTCGTCAGAGAAAAGTGGTGCAGCAGGTATCCGTTCACAAGGGGATAAGCTGACTCGATTCAACTTAGTACTCCCACTGTTCAAGCTTGGAAAGATGTATTTCCCTGAAGAAATGAAACGAAGCGTTATCATGGGCATCTTCATGGGACAACTACGACTTGTAACCAAGTCAGGCATCAAGGGTAAAGATGACTGTGTTGATACAATCTCACAGCTTTCCTACCTTACGCCGTGGAAACCTTCTGAATCTGCCCCTGTTACTCCTGATGAGAACAGTCTTTGGGAAGAACAACAGGAAGTGGAAGCTCTTAGTGGACTTGCCTCTTACATTGTTTAAGGTTCAGACACATGCAACTCAACGACTTATTCAATATGCTCGCCTATGGTGAGCTATCCAATCATCACATGGCCAGTGCTGGTGATGGTACTCTGGCCTTGGCCAAACAACCACAGATCGTACATTACGCTAACGAAGCACTTGTGCGTCTGTACACGAAGTTCATACTCAAAGAAAAAGATTGCGTTGTTGAATTGCAAGAGGGTATTACGATATACCGCCTGACACCAGAATACTCAACCACAGGTTTTGACAGTTCAGTGGTAGATGCTCCATACATTCGTGACACTGTTGATGCATCATTTCAAGATGATGTGCTTAAAGTCTTGGCGGTTTACAGTAATCAAGGTGGTCATCGTCCCTTGAATGATCCCAACAACTGTTGGTCAGTCAACACACCCACCTTTAAAACACTACAGGTAAACTTTCCTCGTGCCAATGAACTGTTGGCGATTACTTATCAAGCAAAGCATCCAACACTTGATGGGACGAACCAAGAGATTGAGCTACCAACAACTTTGCATGGTGCTCTGACAGCATTCATTGCTTACAAGGTGTACTTCAACATGAACACGCCAGAATCTCAAACTATTTCACAAGGTCATCTGGCCATGTTCAACAATATTTGTGCAGACACAACTGAGGCAGATGCTTTAAACTTGAGTATCAGCGGTGTAAACACACGCTTCAATCTTGGTGGATGGAGATAATTATGGCGTTTCAACCCTTCTTTCCAGATTGCCGGGTAGATCAATCAGTATCAAGTTGTTCAACACCACAAGATGCTGTGAAGACTTCCCGTCTTCCACTCACTGAGCTTGTGCAGAACGACACTGGTCCACAATTCTTGATGACATTGAAAGATACCAATACGGGTGACTTCCTCAACTTGTCTCGTTTGGGTACTGAAGTTCAGTTCAACTTTGCTACCAGTCCGGGTGCTGATACCAAAGCAGTGATCCCTATGTTTCCGGGGCCAAATGCAGCATTGGGGCAAGTGATGTTGGATTGGACAGCAGGAACATCTGGAGTAATGGATACTACAGGCACTTACTATGGTGAAGTTCAAGTGACTTGGCCTGATGGTCGTATCCAGACTACACCTGCAAAGCTGAAGTTCCGTATTCGTGGAGAATTGGGATGAGCATTGAGATAGCTTCCATTAGCTTCATCGAGAGTGAAGTTGCAGAAATGCACCGCATTGACATGTATGCGGTGTTATTTGCCAATGGGTTGTGGTTGGTACTGGAAGGTTTCTTGAATGGTTATGCAAGCACTGAAGCTTCAGTAGATCGACTGCACTTGATCATCCATGACACGATTCAACCTGAGTTCTCTTTGGTTACTTTACATACTTGGCTTCACACAGAGCTACCTGCTCTTACAAATTAAAGGACAGTTATGTTAATGACTGATAAAGTAAATCAATTAGCTACAGACTCAAATCTGGTGCACAGTTGGGTGCATGGCACAGGAACAGTGATCACTGAAGGTGGTGTTGTTCGTACACCTGCCAAGCTAATTGCTGATAAGGCTCTGGAAGTAACTGCTGCAACCACTGCAGCCATTAACTTGGCTATTAGTGGGAACATTGCCATTGTGAATACAGTAGCAAACAAGATCAGCAATGTGAATGCAGTAGCTGACAAGTTGGTTGCTGTTCAGACAGTGGTGGATAACCTACCGCTTATCAGCACCATGAATAGCAATATTGCCACCATTACGACTGTCAAGAACAACATCACTCAGGTGAACTCTGTCAGCACCAAGCTGCTTGAAATTAAAGCAGCAGCAGACAACTTGCTTACTATTGCTTCAGTGGGTAGCAGTATTGCCAAGGTGCAGACAGTCTCTGACAACATGGTAGATGTGAATGCTGTGGTTGATAACCTTGCTTACATCCAAGCATCACCTGCCAATGCTGCTATTGCTTCAGAGGCTGCAGCTTATATAGCTATATCTGTAGATGCTCTTGTTCTTACTAGCATTACCTTCCCTTTGGATTTGGGTCTTATTGTTGATCCTGTCACCCCATTCAATACTTTTGATCTTGGAGCACTTTAATATGTCAAGCTTGCTAAAACTTCGCCGTGGTTCCACTGTTTCACATGCTGGCTTTATTGGTGCAGATGGTGAAGTGACCTTCAATACAGACACCAATGAACTTATTACACATGATGGAGCTACTGCTGGTGGTTTTCCCGGTGGTGGTTATATGCCTGCAGGCATTGGTGCTGTAGCTACCACAATCCAAGCGAAGTTACGCGAGAGTGTAAGCGTGAAAGACTTCGGTGCTGTTGGCGACGGGGTGGCGGATGATACGGCGGCATTTTCAGCAGCATTTCTTAGTGTTGCAACGGGTGGGCGCGTCTATATCCCTAAAGGCACCTACTTAAATTCTGGATTTTTCCACTATTCGGCAGACGATGTGGTGGTGTTTGGGGATGGTGACGCTACAGTTTTAAAGACAACAGACACAACCACAAACTCGAATTACATTTTTAAGCTAACGGGGAGCAACAACGTTGTCAGGGATTTTTGTATTAATGGGGATAAAACAAATTTGTCAGATGTAACGATTACATTCCGCGATGGCTTGTATCTCCTTGGAAATAACAATTCAGCAGAGGGTGTTTCAGTTATTAACACCACTTCGTCGGGCATCCGTTTACAAAACGGCAGCGCACCCGGCGATGGCACAGGTGCTACTGTCAGCAGATGTCGCGTTTCAAACGTTGGAACCCTGTATGCGAATAATAACGCCTTCGGTATTATTGTGGCGTATATGGTAGGGGTAAAAATTAGTGGAAATAAGATTGATGGATCAGTTGCTACTGGAATTTTTACATATGGTTGTATCCAGCAAGTCATTTCAGACAATAACGTTACCGGTACGGAGAACGGTATTAGAACCCAACCAGTAAATAGCACCCCGACAGGTGGAGATGTTTACGCGACAATCACTGGTAACGTACGTTGTCTCTCGACCATGTACCGCTTAGGGCCTAATATCTATTTAACGTCGCCCTAACGACACTTCGGGGCTTTAGTCCCGGAAGCATTGTCCTCACCTCCTTAT